TAGGAAGAATAATTAAAATTTGTAGGAACTTGACAGCGATCCGATAACATCGGGAAGGAGACAGTCACGTCTGCCTTTACACCAGCCAAATAGTCCTCTTCTTTCTCTGTGAAAAATTCTAGGGTTACATTGTCAGCGATATCCCAGTCAAATTTAGGGTATCGCATCATTGAGATAATATCCTGAGCAATCAATAGCTGATCTGATAGGACGTCATTCTCATTGGATTCGTCCTGAAGCTGGCGATCTAAAAAATATAGTGAGAAGTTCAGGCTCAATTCCTTACCTGCAATCGAAGATCCGGTCAAAGAATAGAACATAGCTGGATAAGTGTTATCCGTTTGACTTAGAAACTCCCATACATCACCGAAATAAACAGTGTTTATCTGGTCATGAGCGGAGGCTAAATCACTTATTAGCTTGATCGTTTGATTTAATGTCAGCTGTCTTGGTGCCATTCGTTTGGGTAGCCAGGTAAACCTGGAGTTTTTTGATATTCTTTGTACTGTATGCTTTAGGCATCTTGTTTATATTTAGCAAATTCCATTCTCGCCTTGGTATCTTTCCTCAAAACTCATAGGCTTGCAGTCACAGTCATCGCCTAACCAGATCGAAGCCTGATAAGCGTCACGCTCTGGCTTAATAATATCTACACCGGTTCCGTAATTAACGTATTCCTGGAACTTGTCGCTAGTTGAAGACACCTGCTTAAGGTGCTTGATTAATCGCTGAGTGTAAAATTCCGCGCGCGTTCTATATCTTGAGGCCACATCGATCAGGTCCTGCATCTGAGGCGTCTCTGTGTTCTCGCTATTCTTGCGCACTAAGCCCTTATTATAGAACTGATAAGACAAACCTACCGGAAGCTCTGAAAGCGTGTAATAAACCAAAGGATTCGTGATGAAATTATCTAATAAGTCCACCTCATCCGCGTTCAGATTATTGTTTTCAATCCCATCCTGGAGGCGATTGTATAAAGCCGTACCCAAAGCAGGAAGCAAATACATATCCTGAGCAGTCAATATCTCTGGAAGGATGAGTTTGTCATCCACATTGGTATGCAGAGCGCTTCTTTCCTTGATCGTGTTTACGTTTATAAAGCAGATATTTTTCATTCCTTAGTCTTTTTTAATTACTACCTGAGAAGCCCAGACGTGACGGCAAGAAGGAGAGTGTTCTCCGTCTGGCATTGTCCACCATCCGCCTCTGCGATCAAAAACTGAATAGCCTAATCTTAAGCTGATTGCTTCGATCTCTGCTCTTGTATAAAGTCTATCTAATTCCATAAGACGCGCACAGAATTGACGCGATGGATGCTCAGCAGAATTGCGCTGTCCAGAAGGAATCGATGAACGCCACTCGTAAGAATATCGGACCATGAAGCTCCTTGTCGATGGCTTAGTGTCAGTGATTTCAGATAGGGGAGATGTCAAGATTCTTTCAACAGTTCCTCGCACGTTTGTGGACTTAATTAGTCCGCGCTCCTGCAAGCTATCCATGACCTTATTAATGATCGCTAAATCCGTCTTGATAGTTCCAGCAATAATCTCTGGAGTTATTCTCTTATCCTTTTGGATTAAGTCCAAGACGTTAGCCTCTAGACGTGTCAGCTCTTGCTCTGCAAAGTCTAAATTCATCGCCTCCTCTAAGTCATTAGGCGAAGCGGAGAACGTGTCTCTAGTGCGAAATATGGAGTAATTAGATTTGCTCTCTCCGAACTGCGCGAATATGTCAAGGACATCGTCCTCGCTGAATCGTAAATTAGTAGCAGAAGGAGCGGCGCTCTCTGGCTCTCCGCCTCCTTGCTCTTGTGTCAAGCCCACTAGTGATCGGATCTCGTTTTGAGTCATTGATTCTAGCACCTTGTTAGCTACTAATGGGGATAAACTATTAATCGCATTGATTACATCTTGAGCTGATCCGGTTGTATTTGGTTCTAGCTTAGGCGCTCCAAGCTTTTCGCGGATCTCGTCTTTAGTTAAGTTCTGCGCGATTGTAGCTTCAGAGAACTCCATGCCAATCGGCTCGACTGGGATTATTTGTAGCCCATCGACAGCACCGCGTAATTTGGCAAGTAAACTGAATACTTGTTCCTGATATATTTGCTTATCATTGACGTATGTGTTTTTAAATATCTCATAAGAATCGCGCATTTGTTGGCGTGATCCTAGCTGTCCAGGTGTAGCAATACCGAATAAATCAGGAGACGTGATCTGGTGTCCAGCGTACACATTTTTCTCGATGATTTTATCTACATTGGCAAAGTCCTCCTTCGTAATGTCAGAAGCTCCAAGGTCCTCAATGATTGGCTTTCTTGAAGCGTCATTCACAAAGGAAAGAATAAACTTCTTACCGTCGGATCCTGAGAATCGATCAGTGAATTTTCTTTCTACTTGACGCTTCTCTTCATCTTGTGGCTCACCATTAGGAAGCGTGATTAATTTAGAAGCACTGAAGCCAGTCTGTGCATTTCCTAGGACGTGCTTAGAGACTTCGATGTCTGACTCGATATAATTCAAGGCGCCCATGTAACCAGGCAAAGAATAAGCCGATAGGTTAGGACGATATTCTTTTAAGTAAAGAATCTGAGTGCCCACTGGAAGCTTATCATTAAACGCGTTATAAATATCGCGCTTGTATTTATTGTCAGCCCAGTTTTCAGAATACCAGAACTGTGTATTATCGTCGTTTGTGCGAACCTTAGTATAGTCTAAGTGATAAATCTCTGAAATCTGACCAGCTACCTGGCTCCAGATTACTTGAAGATAAGCGCCTCCGAATAATTCGACGTCTGTAGAAACCTTCTTTAGAATGTCATTAAGAGATTCAAATGGATTAGGCTTATCAATGAACTCTTTCGCTACCAAATCCGCCTCATCATTAGGCTTAAATCCGTTACCAGTGATGTAATTTACCTTGCTTTTTATGATCGCATTGTGCTTAGCTGATTTAGTAAACAGATCGACAAGGTAATTAGGGTAATCATTCTTCTTTCCGAACTCAATGTATCCACCATTCTCGCCTTTTTTCTCTGTATATTCTGGCTGTCTGGCCTCCGCAAAGGTTAGAACGTTCAAGAAATTCGTTGTATTGCTCATATATCGCGCACTATAAAGGTATTATTCGTTTGGTTGTAAGTAGTGAACTCAAATTCTGTCGCATTTTTGAGCGACATTTGCCCCACTTCTAGCAGGTTTGTAGCTAAAGCAGGATTCAAATTAGAGCTTGATGTCTGCTCATAGATAGCATAAGTATATTCTCCGCTGTCATAGTTAGCAAAATAGCTATTTGTCACTATATTAAAAGCGTTGAATCTGTCTTTATAATTGGACAGATCAGCGTTGTTTAAAATGACGAATGCTTTTGTGTTATCTGTAGCCCTGGATGTAAAGTAGAATAAGTAATTAGGCGCTGAAAGAGTTTGCTTCTCCTTAAGCGTCACCACTACCTTAGTCGTTTGTCCTTTAATAAAGTGAATCATCTTTAATAAATAGCAAAGCAAAGTTATTTTATAAAACAAAAAAAAGAGGAGGCTTTCGCCCCCTCCCCGTCTAACCAAACGACTGACTAATTAGGTTGTTAAACCTGCAATAATTCCGCTTGCAACCTCTGGAGCCAAAGCTGACTCTGAAGCTGAGAATGTTAGAGTGTAACCAGAACGATCTCCTTGAGCCGTACCAGTTGCACCATTGCCACCTGACATATTAAGTCCGTGGACCTTACCTAAATACCAGTACTTTCCGTTGTTGTCTCCAACCACAGCCACTAAGGTATTCTGAGCTAATAAAAGAATTTCATTTCTTGTATTCGCTTGTAATTTGTTAAGAATGATTGACAATTCAGCAGCATAGAAAACAGTTCCATTCTGCACGTTAGCATTAATGTTCTCAGTCAAAGAAGAAGTACCAGGTACTAATTCATATTTTCTAAAAACCTTACCGCTTGCCTTAGTGATTGCAGTGATTACACCGCTCGCCTCAGTCGTGCTAGATACGTTACCCTTTTCAATGAAATACACTTCCGTGATTCCGCCTAATGAATCTCTGCAATCTAAGGAATATCCTTGAGTTAATGCGCAAGCCATTATTTTTAAATTTAAAAGGTTAAAATTAGGGGAGTCCAATCCAATGGAATCTCCCCGAACTTATTGGTAAGAATTAAGCTAAGATGAAATCAACCATTTCAGCAGGGAAAGCGATTTGAACGCCAGCCTTGAACTCAGCTACGAAGCGAACTTGATCAGCTTCTTTAGCAAAGAACAATTCGAAACGCTCTTGCTCATCTAATAAGTCAGTACCGAAATACATATTAGAAACGCGACCACCGTAGATCTTAGAAGTTCCATTCAAACCTTGAACTGCGATAACTTTAACAGTTGTACCTGGAAGCATCAACTCAGAATCTGCCTTGCCATCAAAGTTATAAGCGAATAAGTTCGCGTTCTTTAATGCGATAGTGTAAGTACGGAAAACATCCATTCCTACAAAGATAGAAACATCATCCTTAGCTACGATCTCAGCAGGTAAAGCCTTGTAAACTGCGTCGATTACGTTGATCACGTTTGAAGTTGTGATACCAGCAGAAGCAGCTAATGGAGTACCGTAGTAAGTAGTCGTATTTGCGTGGATTACTGAAGCAGAAGCAGCAGCTACTAACTTAGCGAAACCGTCAAACTTGTTCAAGTTTCCGTTTGCTGAAGCAGTATCTCCTTGCCAAGCAGCGATCTCTAATTGAGAAGCGATCTTGTCAGCTTTGCGTTGTGAGTACTCAGCCGCGAAGATAATAGAATCATAAGAAGAACCAGCAGGCAATGCCTTCTGTAAGTACTTAGACTCTAAATCCTTTGGACATAAAGCTTCGTTTACTTTGATTTTTCCTACAGTCAAAGTGCGCTGTGTGAAAGTTGTTGTGCCAGAAGCATTGAAACCACAAGAAGAACCATCTTGGAAGAACGCGTCTGTGTCCATGATGTTTACTGTCTCAGCAGATTTAACGCCTAACATTACGTTGCCTTGATCCTTGA